CGAGAAGTAGATCTCGAAACCGGCGAAATAATAAATGAGATAAAGCCGGAATATTGTACGATGTCGCGAATGCCGGGCATCGGATATGAATGGTATCAAAAATATGGATACCATGATTGCCATAAACACGATTTTATCGTGATAAATGGCTATAAAGTAAGACCGCCAAGGTATTACGATAAGTTGTGTGAAGAAGAATTCTTCGCAAAAATAAAGGAAAGACGCGTAGAAAACGCTGATGAACCCATAATTAATTATGGGGAAGAAATGGACAGACTTTGGGTGGAAGAAGAAGTTAAAATAAAAAAGCTTGAAAGATTAATAAGAAACGTATAGCGTTTCTTAAACTAACTAGGAGGTAGTCATGAAAAAATTATATTATGCAGTATATGATAGAAAAGCAAATTGTTCTCAGCACCGTTTTTGGAAATCAAAGACGGAACAGCAATTCGTGCAATTCAAGATTTGGTAGTCAATTCACCGGAACATGCTTTCGCAAAACATCCATCGGATTTTAGTTTGCATAAGCTGGGCGAGTTTGACGATGTAATGGGAGTAATCACAGGTCATATGCCTGAGAAACTCCAAGAAATTGAAAATCTAGTAGGAGAATAAGACAATGCTAGGCGGTCGTATGGGTAATTTACCAACAGTAATGAAGCATGAGTTTTCGCGAGTGCCTCAAGCTGAAATTCAGCGTTCAACATTTAACAGATCACACGGACTAAAAACAACATTCGACGCAGGGTATCTAGTACCAATATTTGTCGATGAAGTAGTACCGGGCGATTCGTTTAATCTAAAAGCGCATGGATTTGGTCGCCTAGCTACTCCAATTTATCCGGTGATGGATAATTTATATGTAGAAACATTCTTTTTCTTTGTTCCAAATAGATTGATTTGGGATAATTGGGAAAAGTTTAATGGAGCTCAGGACAATCCGGGCGACAGCACTAGTTATTTGGTTCCACAGCTTACGCTGGGGTCAGGGGTTAGCATTGCAGGCGATAGCTTGTATGATTATATGGGTTTGCCGACAGGTGTTAATGGTATTGCGTTTAACAACCTGCATGGTCGTGCATATAATTTATGTTATAATGAATGGTTTCGTGATGAAAACCTGCAGGATTCAGTCACAGTCGATAAGGGTGATGGTCCTGATAACATAAGTGATTACACGCTTTTGAAGCGTGGAAAGCGGCATGATTATTTTACATCATGTTTACCTTGGCCGCAAAAAGGTGACGCAGTTCAGTTGCCTCTTGGTGACAAGGCATATGTAAAGTGGGATTCGTTTATTGGTAATACAGTTATTGATGACAAGTGGTATGTACAACAATCGGCAACGCAAGAAGGTTATGGCGTTACACAAGGTGTTAATACGGCAGTTTTTCCAAACAGTACAAACGCAAACGCCTATGCCGATTTAGCAGACGCAACAGCAGCAACTATCAATCAGTTGCGTGAAGCATTCCAAATTCAAAGGTTATATGAGCGCGACGCGCGAGGTGGTACACGTTATACAGAAATATTGCAAAGTCATTTTGGTGTAACGTCACCAGATGCACGGTTGCAACGCCCAGAATATTTAGGTGGCGGTAAAACACCAGTATCAATGCAGCCAATTCCTCAAACATCATCGACAGATGCAACATCGCCACAAGGTAATTTGTCAGCGATGGGAACTGTAGGAGTGCAAGGTCACGGATTTAGCAAATCATTTGTAGAACATGGCGTTATTATTGGAATGGCGTGTGTATTTGCAGATTTGACTTATCAGCAAGGTATGAACCGTATGTGGTCTCGTCGGGATCGCTGGGATTTCTATTGGCCAGCGCTTGCACATCTCGGTGAACAAGCAGTATTAAACGAAGAAATTTACACACAAGGAACAAGTGCAGATCAAGATGTATTTGGATATCAAGAGCGTTATGCGGAATATCGGTATAAGCCGAGTCAAATTACAGGTAAAATGCGGTCGAACGCTTCAGGTACTTTGGACGTTTGGCATTTGTCGCAAGATTTTAGTAGCGTGCCAGTCCTCAATGCATCGTTTATCGAAGAAAATCCGCCAATTGATCGGGTAGTAGCATTGCCAACAGAGCCCGATCTGTTATTTGATTGGTATTTCGATATGAAATGTACACGGCCGATGCCAACATACAGTGTGCCGGGTCTAATTGATCATTTCTAAGGTATGTTATGGATATTAAGTGGAATATCGTTATTGGTGTTGTTAAGCGTATCGCACTGCCTATGGCAGTCGGTTCGCTTGTTCTTTGGGCTATGTCTCATGGCTATGATGATTGGGTGCCTATTATATGTGGTGTTGCAGACAATCTTGGCATCGTAGTTACGGAGTGTAAATAATGGGTTTGTTTGATGCAGTTGGTAAAGCGTTAGGAGTAAGCGGTGGTGATGTATTTGGCGGCGTTTTAGGCGGTATAGGCGGTCTAGGAAAACAAGCAGCAGATAAAGCATCATCTGCACGTCAAATGGCGTTTCAAGAGCGTATGAGTAATACAGCGCACCAACGGCAAATGGCAGATTTAAAAAAAGCCGGTATCAATCCAATGTTGTCAGCAAAGCTTGGCGGGGCATCGTCACCGTCAGGAAGCCAGTACCAAGCAACAAACATTGGGGCAGAGGCTGTAAAAGGCGGATTAGCCGGAGCGCAAGCAGCAACAGCTAAACAGCAAGCCATAATTGGCGCGCAAGCAGCAAAGGCAGCCCAATATTTTGGGATGCCGTTAGAGCATGTTCCTGGGTATTTAAAGCAGGGATATGCGGCTATTAATACAGGTAAAAAGCTGTCAAATTCAGCAGGGTTTGCATTTGACAAACCAACAGGGTCGAGAGACCCAAATAAAGGTAATAAATCAGCAAAGCAAAGTCGTGCTAAGACGACTAGATGGACTAAACAAGGCATAGAAGATTTAAAAGGTATAAGTAAAGCGGCAGCGGATAAAATGGGTATCCCATGGAGAAAATGGAGTAATTAAATGGCTAAAATGGTATTTAAAACAGGTTATGGCGAGCGAGAGCGGGTCAAGACAGAACCAAAAGGCGAAAGCCTAACTCAACAGCACTTCGCCCATGAGGCGGATGTGCGCAATATTATAAAGCAATATGACAAAACGGGTCTTATTGCAAATGTTCAAAAGGGCGTAGCCCAATACGGTGACTATTCAGAAGTCAACGAATATAGAGAGGCGTTAGACCTCGTTAATGAAGCAAACGCAACGTTTGCAGATCTACCCGCAGAATTGCGGGAAATGTTCCAGAATAATGCTGGAACGTTCCTGGAGTTTGCTTCAAATCCAGAGAACAACGAAAAAATGATCGAAATGGGACTTAAGGAGGCTCCGCATGTCCCAGTAGAACAGCCAATTAAGGCTGAAAATAAGGCTGCCGAGCCTCCCGCTCCCCAAGAAGCTGGGGAGTAGAGGCAGCCCGGGCACAGTTACCTACTTGATGTAACTGTGCCCACTGACACCAACGGAGGAAAAGGTGGAAACAATTAAGTATAATTTAACTCAGGCCAAAACACGGGACGACAAAACACAGTGGATCAAAATAGGGATAGCACAAAAAAGCGACCGTAATTTTTGGATCAAGTTAGATGTGTTGCCGATAGCAGATAAAAACGGCGAAGTATGGTTAAATTTATTTGAAAGGAAAGACGATGAAGTATCGCAAAAAAATGAGCGCTAAAAGTAGCCGTAAACAATTTACAAAAGGCGCGATGAAAGTGAAGGGTAAAAACTTCACAAAACCAATGCGCGGCGGCATCAGACTATAGATGCCATGCTATCATCCTCTGGTAGCCTATAAATGCGATGGAAAAGTAGTATTTGATAAGCCCTTCGCATTTGCGAGGGGCTTTAATTTACCCTGTGGCCAATGTATTGGTTGCAGGCTAGACTACAGTCGCCAATGGGCTATTAGGTGCGTCCATGAGGCTCAGACGCACGAGGATAATTGTTTTATAACCTTAACGTTCGACAATGAACACATTGCGAAACGTAAAAATCCGGAAAGTTTGGATAACACAGAGTTCCAAAGGTTTATGAAACGCCTCCGGAAAAAGTATCCCCACAAAATAAGATTTTTTCATTGTGGGGAATATGGGGATCAAAACAAAAGACCACATTATCATGCGCTATTATTCGGGCATGATTTCAAAGACAAAAAATTGTGGTCAAATAAAGGCGACTTCAAATTATTTGTAAGTCAAGAATTAGCGGAGCTATGGCCGTATGGGTTTCATACGATCGGAGCAG